GAGGCGGCCCGAGACGGTATACCCGACCTTCGCGCCGCCTGCCTTGAACTTGTCGTCGTACCAGCGTTCGATGTTCGCCGCGAACTTCAGCATGTTCACGGCGACCCGCGCGACGTCCTTGAGGACCCACGTCGGGGTAATGAACGTATTCGCCATCGCGACCTCCGCGAGGCGTGTCAGACGAGGGGGGGCTTACTTGAGGGCGCCGGGGACTTTCAGGCGACGGTTCCAGTACCGCGCGTGCTCGGCCGCGGACGCACTTTCGCCCGGAGGCTCATCGGACACGACAGGCGAACTCCCGACCGGCGTGACGGGAGGCTTCGCGGTACTCACGGCAGCCCGCGCGGCTGTGCCGGCGCCATTCGAGGCGGCAGCACGCGGGGCCAGACGGCTCTCGAGGAGCTGGCGCATCAAGTCGGCAGCATCGCGGGAGACGGCCATATGCTGGGTCTGCGCCGCAAGCTGGGTGCACTCCTCGGGATGCGCGGCCAAGTAGTGCACAACGTCTGCCGGATGGTCGGCGTCGGTAATCGCCTCCCGCATCACGGCTGAGACTTGGAGGCCTAGTGTATCAGCGGTTGTCAAGACCTGATCGAAATCCGGGTGCGCTTTGCGCCCTTCGGCGAGGCGGGCCGTGAAGGTCGCCTCGCGGGCCTGCGCGGCCTGCTGCTGCTGCAACTGGGCGACGCGCGCGTCAATTTGCTGCCGGTTGTCCCAGCGCGTCCACGCCTGCAGGTACGCGGTGTAGGGGTCGGGCTGCTGCGCGAACGCCTCGAACTGCGGTTCGTCGTCCGTCCGCGCCGCCGGCGGCGCCGCGGGCGCGTGGCCGTTGCCTGCGGGCGCCGGGGTGGCCCGGCGATACTGGGCGAGTTCGGCTTCGAGCGCGGCGGCGCGGCGTTCCGCCTCGGCCTTCTGCGCCAGCGCCTGATTCATGCGCGCAATCGGGTGATGGCGCGGGGTGTCGTCTTTGCGGCGCTGCGGCGGGGCATCACTGGAAGCTTGGGCGGGCGGGTCCGCCGGCTCAACGGGCGCGGCGGACGGCTCCGCGGGCGCGGCGGCCGGCGGCTTGACGAACCGCCCCTGCGCGTCACGAGCCGGCGCGGGCGAGCTGTCCGGGGGCGCGGGTGAAGTCGCGGGGGCGTCGGTGGCCGACGTCTCGCCCGTCGGCGTGTCGCGCGCCAGTTCGGCGCGCAGATCGGCTTCCGTGGCCGTGTTCGTCGTGATGGTCAGCCCGCCGTGTTCGACGGTGACGGGTGGCTGGGTCATGGGGATTAGTTCGACTCCCGGCTCGCCTCGATGACCGCACGCGTGACCATTTGCGCACGCTCAACCTCGCGGAGCGCCTTCATCGCCGTCGTCCAATCCGTATATGGGAGACGCCGATGCTCAAAGTGCAGGTCACGGCTGCCGCATAGGCCACACCACGGATTCAACGAGCCATCCTCAATGAACGTCACGATCTCGCGTTCGATGTCCGCTTGCGTACGCTCGGCGCGTTCGTAGGGCGCCGCCACAATCGCATGGCGATTCGGACAGAGGTACTGGACGAGCCAAATTTCAACGGTGCTCACTCGCTCTCCCCCTCGTCCGCCGTGTTCGCGGCTTGCGCCTGCGCCGCCTGCGCCTGCTGATCGGCGAGCGCCATCTGATGCTCACGGTCGCGCTGCGCCTCGCGCGCCTGATGCGCGTGCTCGACCAGCATGGCGGCCCGGTCGACATGCGCCTGCGTCGCCTCGTGCCCGCGGTCCGCGGCGCGCTGCTCGGCTTCGAAGCGCTGCTCACGCGCCAAGGCGATCGCTTCGTGGAGCGCGGTCAGCTGCTCGGTCGCGCCTTTCGCCGACGCGTTGATCTCGGCGACCGCGATCGCCGTCGCGTCCTTCATGCGCTGCAGCTCGACGTCGCGCTGATACTCGGCCTGCTTGATCTCGACCTGCCCCTGCTGCTTGACGACGTCGGCCTGAATGATCTGCGTCTTGCGCTCGAGTTCCTTCGTCAGCAGGTCGATGACCTGCTGGCCCTGCTGCAGCTGCTGCTGCAGCTGCGCGAGTTGCTGCTGCGCCTGCTGCCCGGCGTCCTCTTGGAGTTGCGGCGGCAGCGTCTTCTTGGCGACGGCCGCGAGCTTCTTCGCGCCGGGAAAGTCGAGTTCGTCCAGCCAGAAGGGCGCGAGCACGGGCGCGAGGCCCGGCGCGGCCTGCATGATCGCCGCGACCGCCTCGCTCGTCTCCTCGCGGCGCGTCGCATAGGACTTGCCGACGACCGGCTGCACCGACAGCTCCGCGTGCGCGAGGTCGATCGTCTGCGCGCCCGGCGTCCCCGGCGGCACGGCCTGCGGCTGGCCGTTCTGGCCGTCGACGTACGGGATGTTCACCATCACGGACCGCCGCCGCTCGGCGTCATCGACCGCCGGCACGACGCGCCCCGGCCGGTCGTAGATGCGCGGAATCAGATCGAGCAGGATCTTGCCTTCGTAGAGCATCGAGATCGAGGAGAGGTTGTCGAGATAGCCGCTCGTGCCGACTTCGGCCTGCCCCTGCAAGGCGCGAATCGCCACGCCGCTGCGATCGCTCGGATCGATCTGCCCGAGGCTGACGGGCGGCATGTTCGTCGTGCTGTGCAGGTCGTCCTTCGCGGCCGTCGCGGCGAGCGTGACGGCTTGAATCGCGGGCTCGGCGACGTTGCGCTGCGGCGGGGGGGCCGGGCCGCCGGTGTAGGTCGTCAGCCGATACGGCAAGTACGGCAAGTTCCGCGTGTTGGCCTGCTGCCACCACGTTTCGTACCCCTCGAGCTGCCCGTCGGCAATCAGCCACTGCGCGCGCGGCGCCAAGCCGACCGCTTCCACCTGCGCGCTGCGCATGTAGTTGTACGACTGCTGCGCATCGCGCGCGAACTGCACGACGCCCGTCCAGCGGCGATCGCCATTGAGGTTCGTCTCGTCGCCCACGACGGGCACGATGGGGATGTATTTGCCGTTCCACTCGCGCGCCGGCTCGATCACCTCGACGCCGTTGAGGAGCGACCAGAAGACGCGGCGCCCCGTGCGGATCGCGCGGCGCGGCAGCGGCCCGCCCCGGTCGCGCTCGACGCCGCCGAGGATGTCCGCCGGAATCTCGTCCTCGAACGCCGTCGTGTCGTCGGGCAGCAGGACCAGCGTGCGCGTGTCGTCGCGGACTTCCCAGTACTCGGCCACGCGGATGCTGAGGCCCGCGCTCCCGTGTGCCGTCGTGATCCAGGTCGGCAGATCGTTGCCGACCGAGGTCAACTCGCTGTCCGAGTAGCCGGCGAGCTGGCTGTCCTTGTAGCGGGCGCGGTAGCGCGCGACGGGGACGTCTTCGGTCAGCAGCGCATACTGCCCATCGGACCAGTCCGGCTCGGTCGCGAAGGGATCGAGATAGACCGAGGCCTGATTCAGAATGCGGCGATAGACGATGCGCTGATCGAAGGATTTGTCCGAGCAGTACTCGGTCAGCAGGCGGTACGCGCCGAAGCCGCATTTCGCGGCGCGCTCGAACGCCCACTGCCGCGCGAGATGGGCGCGACTGTCGGTCTGAATCGCCCGCGCAATGTCGTTGACGGCCGCGGCGACGAGTTCACTCGTGCCCTCGCCTTCGGGCGCGAACGACAGCCCGAGCTTCGCCTGCCGCGCCGTGTTGATGATCTGCTGCACGGGCGCGCGCAAGAGATTGAACTCCAGGCACGGGCGCGCGCCAATCGCCGGAAACCCGCCGCCGGCCGGTTGCCCGCGCCGGCTGCGGCGCACGTCCTCGTCCCACTGCGCGCCTTTCTCGTCGATGAAGCGCAGGTCGTCGAGTTCCCGTGCGCGTTGCTGTTTGAAGGCGTCGTCGCAGAGCTTGAAGCGGTCGAGGGCGCGCTGATGCGCCGTGTCGGGGGTGGTGTCGGGGTCGGTGGGCGTGTCCCGTGGAACAGCGGGGTCGACGGCCACGCTACTTGCCCTTCTTCCCCATCCCGACAAGCGCGCCGAAAAAGCCTTTCTGCTTCTGCGTCAAGGGATGCCCCTGCGCGGAGTTGTCGCGCAGGATCTGGCGCGCCTTCGTGGGCGAGGGGGCGCTCGCGCGCTGACTGGGGAGTTTCTTGGACATCGCCTTCAATGCACGGTCGGCCGCTGTTGAAACCGCGCATGAGCCGTGGCCGCATGGCCCATCGCGAGCTTCAGGAGCCGTTGCTCCTCGTCGGTGCCACCTTCGAGGTGCCACCCACTCGCCGTCTTGACGGCCGCAATCTCGCCCTTGAGCCGCTTAAACACCTGTTCCATCTTGCGCCAGAAGCGACCCCATTCCTGATTCGATGCGGACACATCGGGAATCGTCGGTAATTTCATGGGAACCGCGCTCCAGTGTAGCCATCGGGGGCTCAGCACACAAGGGGTGGGGGTGTCAAGCCGTGGTTACCCCATCCAGGCGTGCGCGCCCGCCGGCCCTGGCGGCGCGGGCGGCGGCTCGGCAATCTGTGGCCGCGTCCGGCGCGGCGAGAAATTGAGCTGCAAATATTCGGCTGCATTCTGCGCGTGCTCGTACCAGCCGTCTTTCTTCGGCTGCCGCTGCGGCTTGTGCGCCACCGAAATCATGTGTTCCGCCCACACGTAGCCGCTCTCCAGTCCGTCCGAATAGAACTTCCACGTCTGCACGCCGCGCCGCGGCGACACCAGCAGCCAGCGCGTCTCGTCCACGCCGAACCCCTCGCCCGTCGGCGTCCGCGTGCGCATGGCCCGCGCGAGTTCCTCGATCATCGCGAGCCGCACGTCGGGCGCATTGCTGTTGTCGACGAAGTGAATCCGGTGGCGCGGCGGATAGTGCGCCCGCAGCACATCGACGCCGTTCTGCCGCAACCCCTGCGACGACTGATGGCTGCCCGCCGGATCACAGCAGGTTTTCAGCTCCTTCACGTCGCCGAACCATTCCTGCCGGTAGCGCGTCACGGTGCGCATGAAGTCGTCGAGAAACAGATCCTC